TCTTACTGTTGAGTAGTCTATCGTTCTCCTCATTCAAAGATGTTATTTCATTCTTAGTTTGTTCTAATTTTACTTCAAGACCTTCTTTTATTTCAGTACCGATGGTAATCTTTTCTTTATGGTCATCAATTTCAGTGCTTAATGTAATAACATTATAATCATTTGACTTTTTCTTTTTATCAAAATCATTATACATCTTCCTAACAACACCTTCTTTCATCTCAATTATTTCAAGTCCAATAAGTCTTGTAAGAACCTTTCCACTTTCGGTTGTTGTTAAACCAATTAAATCGTCAAGATTTTTTTCGGTTGCAAGTACAAGCATTTCAAAGTCTTTCTCGCTACCAACCGTTTCTCTTATCTTAATTGTTGTTCTTTTCGCATCTTCCTCATTCATTTCTTTTTCCTCACCATCTGGAAGCAATTCATAATAATTGACCTTATTGGTTACAGTCCAACCACCAGCTTTCTTAGCTGAGCGCTTCATTTTTCTTTCAATGATGATTTCTTCACCACCAATTTCAATCATACCCCTCACAACCACTTCATTTTTATCTCTAAAACTATTAAAAACATCCTCATTTTTATCTGTTTTAGTTGTATTACCATGAAGTAAAAATTTCAATGCGTCAATTGTGAGTGTTGTCTTTCCACCTTGATTTGCTGGTAAAGAATTAACTATTGTTAACCCCTTAAGTTTACTAAATGGTACGTAATTATCATCACCAAAAGATAAAAAATTATCTAAGCGTAGCCATTTTATTCCCCAAGATTTATGTTGTTGTTGATTGTCTTCAACATTGAGTTCAGCATTAACTTTTTCATCCAATTTAATGATTCGATTAAAATCAATATTTTTATTCTCGCGTTTAATCCATTCACGCATGAGTTCTCGTTGATAATTAATATCCATGATATTCTCTATGCTAGCGCCATTAATTTCAATTATGTCACCAGTATCAGTAAATTTTACTGGTCGGTAAATTACGTCAATATTATTCTTATTTACACCGTACTTTTTAGCAAAATGATTTCTAATTCTAGTCTTACCCTCTTTGCTATAATTTTCTGGTCTATCATCCCAATAAACTTTTATTTTTGAGTACGGTGAAATACTTAATTGTTGATTATTCGCCATAAATGTCTCGCTTCTTTTTCTTTTCTTCTTCTAAAGCTTGTTTCGTTAGAATAAGCTCTTCGGTTATTTGATTAATTTTTTCGGTTAATTTGCTTATTTCTTCATTATTTGAAATAAAAACTTCCTTTTCAATGATTTTTTCAACTGGCACCTCAACGATTTTTTCAACAATCCTTTCAGGCGTTTGTGGTGTGGCACCATATTTCTCTATCGTAAAACCTTGTTTAAAACATTTGATTTTAAACTCATCGATAGCAGTTATGTTATTGATTCTACAATAATCCCAAATTTCATCGTTAAGTTCCCTTGGTAACATCATCGTCATCGTTTTTATTGTAGACATTATTTACATCTTCTTGCGTCTGATGGAAAAAACATACCTCATGTGAATTTTCATCAACGTATAAAGCAATAATGGGCTTATCAAGACGATATACCATACTATCTTCGTCTTCGATATCAAGATAACCTACTTCGCCATTAACCACTTCGTAGTTATCCATTTCTTCTGGAATCTGGCTTAAAAATTCTCTTAGTTCTCCTAGTGTCATAAATTAGTTATTAATTCTTTGTTAGTATCTAAATCTTCAAGTGATTTAATCCTGAAATTATAGAATGAATATTTGTTATCAACATTGTGCTCGGTAAATGTTTTTGTTTCAACATCCCATATAAGATATCCATGATTGGATACATTTTCACCAAAATTTTGTTGGATTAATGACGATGGATATGCGATTGGTATTCCCTTGTAATTAAAACTTTGACGTTGATGAATATCACCTAATAAAACCATATTACAACCATCAAATATCTCCAATTCAGCGCCATGGTCAATAACATATCCGATATCAGTTTTAGCGTTGATAATCGGTGCGTGGTAAAGACCGACGTATATTTTATCATCACCAAACTCTTTTCTAGCCGCTTCAATGTTTGGCCGTATATTATTTTCAAAAATGCTGTAAACACACCATACAATATTATCATCTAAATAACATCTACTTTCTTTAAAGTAATTTACGTTAGCTTCTGGGAGAAATTGAACCATTGGTGTGATGCTATCTACACGGTCACGATTGTTTTCAAGAAGGTCATGATTCCCAGCGATAATTACAACTGGTGCAATCTCTTCAAGTTTTTTAATAAACCACGTTCCTAAAATGAGTTGTTCGTTTGATATAATGATTTTTTGGTGAACCAAATCACCAGCAATGACTATTCTAATTTCGTCTTTCTTAAACTCTTTTAATTCTTCGGTAAGTTGTACTAAAAACGTTTTGAAGACATCCTTATACTCATCATGTAAACGATAAGTTCTAATATGAATATCAGCAAGATGTACAATTTTTTTAACCATTTAATTTATTTAAATTGTGTATTATATTTATGATGTTCAAGAAGTTTTTTAGCTTCATGCTTCATATACATTATTGGAATCCTCTCAAACGTTTCTTTGGTTTTATCCCAATAACCAATCCATATTTGGCGGCACTTCCTACCTGTTTCCATTTCATACATTAACGCATATGTGCTTAATTGAAGGGTGTATATTGACCACTGACAATTTTGTAAATAATCAAATGGTTTAAGAAGCGTTTCAAACCCGTATGGGTTATAATAATTAAATATTCTATTGGTTTTCCAATCACCAACATCGAACCATATTGGGTCAACATCAATTATCAAATCCGACATACCCGCAAGTTCAAATTCTTCAGAAAACATGATGCGTTCTGGATACATTTTAATACCCTCATCAATCTTTAATGTCTCATATCCAGCTATCACCTTTTGTTGTAACTCATCGTCGGGAAACCACCATTTATTAGCTTTTAAATACGTTTCAATTGTATCATGTACATATGTTCCATAGGTATTAGCCTCGTCGTTTAACATTTGCCAATATTCCAATATCTGTTCCTTATTCATCCCGATGTAACGCTCTTGTTTAACACCATCTAACTGGCGCACAATAGCTTCAGCTACCGCTGGTGCATCAAAATGTGGTTCAATACTAGAAATAGCTTTAGTAACAGAATTATATTTAACACCAGTTTTTCTGTGAATATATACGTGTTCTATAGGCTCTAGATATACTAAAGATTCAAATGTTTTAATCATCAAACAAATATACTAAATTATTCGTTGAAATGCAACACATTAGATGAATTTTTCTAATTCGTCGAGCGTTTTAGCATTCCTTATCGCTTTTATTATTCCTCTCTTACCCCATTTTTCATGTATAAGGCTAGGGTCATATTTTTCTGGGACTAAAATAATCCTAATTCGCCCTTTTAATGTGCCAATATTTAATTGGTGATATAGCCTCTTGGCATCCTCAAAGGCATCGCCATCCAAAAATATTACTATATTGGCATTCGCCTTCTCATAAATCTTTTCCAATAAAATTGATGGGATATACTTACCTAATAAAGGTATTGAGTTCGGGACAACTATATGGTCTGTGGGACCTTCAACAATATACAATGTTGCATCCCAATTTATTCGGCCCTCATTGAAGATTATTAATTGTTTCTCAACATCTGGGTTAAGATATTTCATCTTATTATAATGACGGTCAAACCACCTTCCAACAAAATAATTTAAAATATTATCTTCGTCATATGATGGTATAATAATTCGATTAAAATATTTACCTCTTGTGGTGTACCCAATGTCAAATTTGCTGATTATATCATCTGTAATTCCTCGTTTATTGAGATATTGAATTACTGAGTTATATTTAAAATCTTTCGATGTACAATCTTTTAATTTTTTAAAACCCTCTGGTAGTTTAACTTCAATATGTATCTTATCTTCATTGGATAGATTAGCAGTGGGTTTAAAAAGTTTGTAATCTTTAAGGGCTTTTGGGTTCCCATACTTCTTAATTAGTTTTATTATCGAACCACTCATATTATGAGTATCCTTACAAACCCAACACTTAAATACGTCTTTGTGATAATTTATCTCAAGATTACCCTTTCCGTCACCTTCAGGCATATCTTTATCACCTGAACATACTGGGCAATCAAAAGAAATTTGTCCAGTACTTTCATTGTGTTTTCTAATATCCCCAAGAAACCCTTCTAATATATTTGCAATATACGCCACATACGAAGATACGAAAAAAATCGCTATAAAACAAAAAATCTGAGATTTTCTCAGATTTTTTTAATTTATATCATTTCCAATATCCCTGTTTTTTCATAAACCCTAAAACCGCGACATAACTATCAGTCATATCAAAATTTTCTTTAATTAGTTTATTTTTCTTATCGTAGAACCATGTTATTTGTGGTTCCAAATCGGCAACCATTTCCCAAATAACCATCTTTTTATCAACATCTGTGTCATATGCACCAAAAAGAGTTGGTTTTGATTTCTTAATATCTTTCTCTGTTTTTGTTGTACCGTCTTTTTTTATTGTTCTGATACCCATAAGCTGAGGAAAACCATATTTTCTAGCATCGTATGAAGAAATAAATTCTGGAACAATACCAATTGTTTCATAAACCGACCTAGCTATCATACCGTTAAAACGCAACAACGTTGCCACGGTATTTACGTTATTTGATTGTAATAATGGTTCTTCGATTATAACCCTTGTGATACCAACATCGGCATAATCGTTTAAAAATTCTTTTTCAAAAATTCTAGCTTTTTCAAAAAGCTCCTCCATTTTGTTTTCTGGTTCAGGTTTAACTTTGGGACTAACATACTTGAGTAACTTTAAGTCACCAGTTCCGTTATTTTCTTCAAATAACGCTATCCCAATTGTTTTGGTTGACACATCCAATCCTAATATTAATGGATTTCTATTTCCAGATAAATTCTCTTGATTGCTAATTTTATCCATATTTTTTAGCTAATTATAGATATTAAATTAGAAAACTAAATAGTTTATAAATTAATTTTTACGCCTAATGCCAAAAATTCATTAACATTTAATTCTACTTGTCTATCTGTTTTAGCTATGGCTATTAAATCCCCACTACTATCGTATAATCCAATCTCAGTTATTCTTGGTGTGTCAACAGCTGTAAATGTTGTATTGGTTGATTTTCCAAATTCACCTCTATTAACAATACAAGTTATGTTTTGTGTTACTGATGTAGATACACTATTAAAAACAGCTGTTGTTGCAGTAGATGCAGTGTTAAATGCTGATACAACTGTTGGGTGCGTAAGAACTATCAAACCCTTATCTAAATATGCTAGTCCAACAGGTTCATCGGCATATTCATCCATATTTGTATCTGTAGTTAAATTATATGGTTGTTTACCATTTACACTAAACGGTTTTGTTGTGTTCCAGCCAGTGGCCCAACTGAGATTAACATCATTATTTGGTTTTTTTATTGTATCACAAAACAATAACGCGATATTATCACCCAAGAATTTTGTTGTTGGTGCTTTATCAGAAATGTATCCGTCAATAACTTTTAATGATTGACCAGAATTCTGAAACGTTGAGTAAATTGTGTGTGCAGTGGTTGTAAGTTTTAATGTCTTACCATCTAAAACGTCACCATACTTTAAATTGTTAATTCCTATTACAACAATGTTGTTCTGAGCCAAACCACTTAATGCTGTGTCTAAAAAGCCACCTTGGTTAAATGTTGTTCCCGTAAACTTATATTTTTCATTTGCTGTTATTGGAAGATTAAAAGTATAAAACAAATTTGTTAACGGGTCAGTATTTGTATTTGATTGACTAATTAAATTTTGAGTTATATATGTTGATGTTGTAGCAGTTGTTATACCGATTTGAACATTTGATATTGTAACCTCACCCGATTGTGGTTCAACAGCTTTTTTTGTTGCACCTGAGCTATTAACCAATAATACACTTTTAATTGTTATGTTTTCACCAACACTATTTGTTATTGTATTTGATGGGCCAATGGTTCCACCATTAGCTGGGACATTACCAGTTGTTAATGGTAATGGACAATAATAATTAGCATCTGAGTCACCAAGACTAAATGATGTTATTAAATTATTATTACCAGTAATTAACTTTTTCCTACCAAGTGGTGTTAATTTAGCTGTTAGTGTTGTAGTAGTTGCTGAACTTATATATCCCATTTTATTTTTATTTTAATCATTTGTTGTTCACTTAGAAATCAAGTGATAATTCCAACATAATTGTATTACCAGTTTGTAATATAACTGGTTGGCTTAACTTACCAATGATAACCATTGTACCACTTGTATCATAAATCGCTACTTCAGTAACTCTAATATCTGGTGGGTTGGTTGATGATTGTAAACTTCTTGTTGGATTGGTTGTTCTATTGAAATCAGATGAATTTATCCTAACATCAAATATTGTCTTAAATATAGTAGCACCAATATATGTTTCTAAGTTACCGTAAAAGAATCGTTCGTCACCAAATTGAAGAATATCAGAATTTGAATTTGGTGCCATTGATAACGGAATTGTTATATCATATGTTGTCGCAGCAGAATTTACAATCGTACTCAAAATAAAACCTGTTTGGCCATCGCAAAGACTTGATGAGTACGGATTTTGATTTTCTAATAATAATGGGTCTATTGTTTCACCAACATTGGTTGTTAAACCAGTTGACGTAAAGTCATAGGCTTTCCAAGCATTTGGGTCTGGTCTGGTATTGATTTCGTCAACTATTTGATAAAGTACCTTAAAATTTGTTGCGTAGAAACCTAACCCATCATATGACAAGCTTTCTACTTTTCTCATGTAAGGTAATTGGTCAATATCATTTATCTTAAACCCAACATCTTTTGTTGATGACGTTGTGTTTGTTATTTTAATATATGATTGACATGGAAGTGTTTCTGTTAAACCAGTTCCACTTGTATTATCCAACGCATATGTTATATACATCGTTTTATTTATCTCTAGTAGACCAGCTGAGGTGCCACCAGTTGCAGTTATTAACTGTGCTGATAACTGTGGTAATGTCCAATTTCTATTTGATTTATAGGACATCGCCGCCACGATTTCATCGTCATGTATCACAACCATTTTAAGTTGTGGTAAAACCTTACCTACAACTTTTGGTGTTGTTACATAATTCGCATCCTCATATAAGTCATAATATTCAACATTGCTAGTACCAATAAATTTCGATTGTCCACTAGCGGTAAATGTCATCCCCATTTCAGTTCCTTGGCCAGTAGCGTAATTGCGTCTGTGATACATTATATCTGGAATTGTAATACTTAGGGTTTTATTATTTATTGTATCTATATAGAAAAACTCCCCATACAAGTTAGATATTGTATTGTTTGTGTAGTGTAATAATGAAACCGACTTACTTACTGTGTCATCATAACTGAAACCAATACCATTACATTCTGTTGCTGGTTGTGATATATCTGTAGCACAAAGATATTCTAAATACGGGTTTTTAGAGCCCAAGTAATCATATGAACCAAATTTGGTATAATTTTCATAAAGGTTGGTCGTTGATAATCCTGTTATACCCGCTAAATTTTCGCACCAAACATTATTCATATTCCAAACTTTAACAGCATCACACGTTATATTTGTTGTGGCATCAAATGAAAGTGTACCCGTATCCCAATATGCTGTTAACGTGTCATATCCAAATGAATCGGATACCTCACCACCTCGATATACGTAAACGAATGATTCGCTACCAGTTTGATTTGAAAGATTTGGTAATTCCCTATCAACTGTAATGGCCGTTCCGCTGATGGTTGTCGCCGTTGATTGTACCTTATACCAAAGATTTGGTACTGGCCAAGTGTTTTCTAAAATTGTTGCACCACTTGTTGTATAGTCATTTTTAACTTTAATTCTTATAAAATTACCAACATTTACTGTAATAGCTGAAGAAATAAAAATAACCGTACCACCAGTAATGTTTGCATCGAGAACACTGCCTAATCCATTCATATATGTGTCACCAGTCATGGTAATATTTGTACCACTAAAAAAACCTCTTTCTGTCGCTAAATTGTTAACAACAGCCTTAACAACACTAATGTTTGCTGGGGTAAGGGTATTTAGATTATCACCACTTTGAGTTGTGATAAAGGATTTGATGTTTGGTTGTCTATCAAATGCTCTGAAAACTTTACTTGAACCAGATAAAACAGGGTCAGATTGATTTGTGTCAACCACCTCTTCTCTATCATAGTTAATTTCAGAGTCCCCAATAGCCCAATAACCAAAATTTAATTGGCCCTTAGCCAGATTTTCACGACCCTTTTCAGTTAGTTTGATACTAACAAACGGACTAGTACTTTTAATAATATAACTCATAACCTATAAATATGTTTGTTTTTCATTTTATTTTACCTATAAATTATCAATTGTAAACAATTAATATGAATTTATAGCATTAGATTTAATCACAATTGGAACCGTCTCGCTATATGCAATGCTTTCGATTGGGTCCCCACAAATTGATTCATAATTCTTAGTGTTTTTTACCCTATAATATAATTTTGTTCCAACATCTCCAGTTATTGTTAAAACACCACCATAACTAGTTACATTTATTTGATACGGTACAACACTTGATACCGTAAAGCCTGAAAAATTAGCGTCAGAACTTAGTTGAAGGCTAAACTCACCGTTCAGTAGTTTTGGTCCATTTTCGATACTCCAACCAATATAATTGTTCGACTGAACAATACCGTCAATTACAATAGCTTTAGGGCAAAAAATGATATTAATGATATCACCAACCATTAATGACCCATTCAAAATTATCCTATTTGGATTTGATGTTGATTGGTAATAGTCGATTTCATCTGATAATGTAACACCATTTAAAATAACAATTATTTTGGTATAGCTTAATGGTTCATTGGTAGCATACGCTTCATACTTTCCAGTTGTTGTATTGTAAAAATACTTACTTGTCCCTTGGGTATTTGTCGTACCACTTGGTATTGCCGCATCAATTAATATTGTGTTAGATATTAATTTAGTACTTGTTGTTCTAGTGTAAAATAGTGTTATGGTATCACCATTTGAAATCGGACCAATAAATGTTAAGACGCGTCCACTTAAAGTGTAATCAACATCTTTTGAAAGGGTTAACCCGTTTAACGTTACTAATACATCACCGATGTACTCATTTGTTAAAACAAATGTACTACCAGTTCTTTCATATAACTCTAATTCATCTGAATCTGCTGGTATATTACCCTCTTGTGAAAAATCCACTAAAATTACCTGTTGATATAAACTAACAGGTGAATATGTTGGCTCATCACTACCAGTACCATTAAACACTGGTGTCTCAGCTTCTCTGATTGCAACAAAATAATAGTCTAAGTCTGGAACATAGGTACCATAAATTTCACCAGTCTTATATAGACTAGTATCAATTTTTTTACCCAATCTCATTAGAAAATCTGTACATGCTTCTGTTTCAAAAAAACCCTTTACAATATAATCCCCATCAAGACCTAAATTATCTGTTGGTATTGAGACACTAATTTGGTTTGTTCCGCTAAAGCTAGAATATGGGTATTGTTCACTTTTATAAACTGGTGGTAGTTTAAATACATTGCTATTTGGGAGGTATCTATATACCTCATATTTAAATAAAACATTTGATGTTAAGAATGTATCTGTATTCCCAGTAAAATTAAATGTGAATGGAATCGATGATTCTGTTAAACCTAATGTATATACACCAGTACTTGAATTGTCTATATATGGAAATGTATTATCACAAACAACTACACAATTATCTAAACAATCTGATATTAAACAACTAGAAATTCCTGTTGTGGTAATTTTATCACAAGTATATGTTGGGGAACATGTATTTAATGCGTACCCGCTTGGACAAGAATAGGCGAACGATTCACCGAGTTGCCACTTATCACCAACAAGTCCTTTCGTTGTGAAAATCAAACCTGTTTGACCAGTAGTAGTTGCCGCTGTTAAAGCTGCGAAGCTAGCTGGTTTATAAATTTCAGCACCAAATGATGAAAATGAACCTTCATTCATTCCTTCCATCTCAATTATGTTTAACCCAGAGTCCAAATAAAATTCAAACACACTCCATTTTTTAAAATTATCACTTACAGTGCCACTAAGTTTTATATATTCAATACCATTTACTTTAACCATTGCGTCATTATCCCCTGCAACGCCAATATAATATGTTCCAGCCGTTTCAATATCCACACACTTAGAAAAACCAACCCATTCATAGAGGGGTGCTGCTTCCAATCCAATCTGATTTAACCTACCGTCTGTTGTGCCGCTACTAGAATTACTCCAAAACGTATTTCCAGTAATAATAACCCCTGTTAGCGGAATTTGTATTGCATTTTGGTCTTGTAATGGTGTTGAGTCACCAGTATAGGAGACAGGTAGTGTATACCCACTTTGAATATTACCATAAAAAAACGCACCGTATTGGGCATAATTTGCATTTGTGTTTCCACTAGTAATTGTTGCTCCTGCGCCAGTATATGTTACTGCTGTGTATTCTATTTTTTTACAAACATCGTTTGCTGGTGTCGCATCATATCCAACGGGACAATAAAATGGTTTAATATATAATGAAACACAAATATCCAACTCCAATTCTTTAACACCATATGGTTTATCAATTGTAAATGTTGTCCCACTTCTTGAATAACTGTAGCCTAAATCACGTAAGTTTAATGTAATTGAGCTTAACAATTGGGCCTGTGTTGGGTTATCGTTAAATACTGATGTTGTATAAAAATTATTTGTTGATACCAACACACTATCAGCATAAAATTTGGTTTCCCATGTGGTTGCACTAAAACAAGTTGTTATTGTGGTTGCTGTTGTATAACATGTAGCGGTTACAGCTGAGAAAATAGCATCTAATGAAATATCACTAGGGTCACATTCTACACTATTACATTGTATTTTTGTCGCACCACTTAAATCAAATGTTGGTGATTTAAAGATACAGATATCTGAACTCATATTTACATTGAGTATATCTTTATTTCTAACCCCACGATTATCATTCTGTATGTATATTCTTTCTTGGTATCTCATTAGTATGCTATTTCTAACGTTATTGTTGGTAAATTATATTGATTTTTAAGACCAAAAGTTAATGGTTTTTCTAGTATTTTAATATAATTCACTTCCGTAAAGTTTTGTAAATACGCTGTCAACCCACCCATATTTACATAATCTTCCGATTGAATCTCTCCAGATAATGTGGTGATGCAATATACATTACTTGTATAATTATCTAAAATGCTACCTGTTATACTATTAATTAATTTTGGCATATACTATATAATTATTTTACTTTTTAAAATGATGTAATTTCAATACTTGCTGTTGCCTCACAACAATCGTTAACAACCTTAACAATATATATACCATTTACGGTTGGTGATATTATTTGTGAGTATTCTTCACTGCTTGGTGTTGTCCAAGTATACGTTACGGTCCCATTATAATTTGATGGTACGGCGGTAAGCGTACCATCGACAGCCATATTATCAACTATACTTACCGTTAATTCACATTCTGATATTCCATCGTCTGAACAAGGTGAACCATTTTTTCCAATAACCTTTATTGTTCCAATAAACTCTGACCCGCTATTCATTTGGGTTAAATAAATAAGTGAGTAGGTCTGTTGGTTAAATTGGGGTAATGTTCTTGTGTCACCAGTTATAACACTTGTTATAACCCCAACATTAGATGTTACCCCAGTTATTTGTGGGTTTGGTTCTAGGAATACTGGCGTACCAAAAAAGCTTGTATACGCTTTATATCTATGTTTTTGCCCATCAAATATTGTATTCGTATAAATTCTTGTTGAACCCCATATTGTTGTCGCTGGGATAACTTGTTCAATTAAATCAACCCAATAATTTCCAACTAGATTTCCAAATCTTTCCATGCTGTAATAATCAAAAGCTGCGCTTTTTGTACTACAAAACGATAGACTATCCATATACCTATCATATAATAATCTAAGTGTAGGGTATGATGTGATTGTTTGTCTATTTTTAACATCAATTAATTCTGATGTTAAGTAATATTGAAAATCTTCAATCGTTGATACACCACTTAATGGTTGTGTCAATAAATTATTTATACTAACAGCACCATCATCACCACAGCTTCCGCTGCAACAACCAGTTGTTCCTGTTAATATAGCACTGAAACCACTATAAGTTATCATTGTGGTGGTTACAGGTTGATATGTTGGGTCACAACACGATATTGACGATGTGGTATAACCAGTTGACCCTGAAACAACCACTATTGTGCCACAACTACCATTAACCACTATCTCAATGTTAGCATCTGCTATTACCGTATCATTTTCTGCACAAAAAGTAACACTTTGTGATTCTTCTAATGTACCAGCTATTAGAAGACCGTCACATTCTGTGTACTGATAATTCTTAGTGCCAACCCTATCCCCAGTATTGGTTAATGTATAAGTAACACAAGTAGGTATACCTATTGTACTGGATGTATAAACAATACATTCACTAAATCCAGTTAGTATACATGGGTTATCTGAAATATAACACCATACATCATTTTCGACGGCTGATGCAATATCAATATCTAGGTCAATTTCTTTTGTATTTAAAATTTGTTTTTCATTATCTAAATAATAATCTGTCTGTCTAATTTGTTGTGTCCCGTCAGATTTATTTATAGAAAATTCTCTATGTGTTGTTTCAGTTACTCTAACCCAAGATTTTTTATTATCGATTATTTTATCTAATTCAAAACCTGGTGATTTTGTAACGAATATTTCATTAGTTAATTCTTTGGTACATTTTTGATTAAGCTTTATGTTATCAATAAGGATACACATATCAATACAAAATCCACTAATTGTAATTGATAGTTTAATCTTTTCGTCTGTTATACCCGATAAAATCGCTTCATCCGTTATTTGTGTTCTAAACGTTAACCAATTAGAACCAAACGAATCTACTGGTATTGTTGGGTGTGTTAACAATATTTGCTCAGCAAATGTCGCACAATTAGACCTAGGTAAAAACACATCATCACTTAAATCCAAATCATTACAATCTGATGTCGCTTCGCTTAATTGACAGATATAAAAACCCGTATTCCCTGAATTATCTTGTAAATAAGATAATAAATTCCCATTATCAATAGGGGTAAAAAATTCTTCCTTGTAAATAGATTCAGTTCTTGTACCGTATGGCATAACAATAACTTTATCAATTGACATACTAGCCCCAAGATGTTCAAATATTGAATCTAGGGTTGGGCATGTTGACTCATCTGTTCCGTTAATAAAGTTTGTTAATTTATCACAGTCAAATTTAAATAGGTAATCAAATTCTACCTCCAATGAACACGATTCGTCAGTAAGATTTGAAAAAATAGCGCCGTCATTACCTTTTGGGTTTAATATCAAATTAAAAGGTAATGAGTAATCACAACCGTTAATTACTTTGCTATAAAAACACCTTTGTGTAATAACATCAAACGTTCCACCTATGTTTTCACAACATGGTTTTGTCAACTGATACGGAACCTCAGCACCTGTTAATATTGAGTACGCGCTGATTGTACCATTTGGATTGTGGTATATTTGTAATTCATCACTATTTAAACACCTTGTTACCATCGTTTATTTTTTCTTAATTTCTATTAATTGTTTTTATCCACCGTCATTTATTTCTTGGCTAATATCAATAACCAAATAAACATTTATTGGGTCATTACTTGGTATATAGCTAAATTCCCCAACATAGTATTGTTGACCATACAATGTTGTTTGTGTAACAGGGAGTTGAGTTAATTGACCGAATATTGTTTGCATAAATGTTGTATTGTTATATTCAGTATTGCTAACCATATAATACATTCTATGACCTAAACTTGGATTAAATGCCTTTGTTGCCGCTGTTATTAATTCCTTAGGTGTTTCAATTCTTATTGTGTCCCCATTCATCGGAGATATTATTGGTGTTAATTTGTAGAAATACCCATCTGATAATATGCTATTCGTTGTTGCGGATAAAGCGTTGTTAACGGTTTTGAATTCTGTTCCAACATTACTATCGTTTAAATCGATAAAACCAAAATTATTTAATTTTTGACCAACTTGTGATGTGTTATTAATTACAACGCCAAATATATTTGCTTCAGCTGATGGAGTGTAAATCTGTTTACACTCAATTTGACCTAATGACCTTTTACTATATGTATAATATATAATTGAATTTAATTGGTCTATATCCGCTTGTCCGCTAGTTGTTAATTGACAAGCATAACCAACATCCGTTGTTGATGCTGATATATATACAGGTGTTGTATAATTTGGAATACAATTACATCCATCTTTAGATGTTAATACCTTGGTTCCATCTTCTTTTTGGAATTGTATATAATTAAAACCATCAAATGCTACCCATCTTGGCGTTGCCAAGACCCACTTACATGTCACAAGACATCCGCATGAGTTTTGATTAGGGTCACAACAGATATATCCGCTATTTTGAAGTATAAAGGGATTTGTTTGGGTTCCACTACCACTATAGTAATCGTAGTAATACGGTGCCATCCCATATCTATTACAACATGTAACATCTACGAATTGTGATGTGTAGTACACTGCGTTTCCATTAACAGTATAAATCGTTCCATCATGTAGGTATTGATTATAATAATATATCAAGTTGCCAAAATCACCGTTTGTTGAATAGTCTGCAATATCGCTACAGTTACTTGGGTCTGGTACCTTTTTATCAATACATATACTCAACGACCTAAGATTTTCTGGTATATCACAACCACAATCTGTTTCGTCTTGTCTATGTTTTGGGTCCTCAATTGTTGTTGCACTAACAACAAAACAATCTGAAAAATCAACACCATTTTCGGTTGTAATATCAACATATGTGTTTCCGCTATATTGAGTAAATGTACCAAGTCTATAATTTGAAAATAAATTTGAATCTGTAATTGTTGATGTTGATGATGTTACTGTTACAGCTGAAAAATCTGAAATAAGTTCCCTAAATTGATTCATGTATTTATACCCACCATCATATGGTCCAACATGCGGATTATTACCACTTGTTATATCAATTGTTGATTCATCACCACCAGTTTGTCTATACCATAAACCATTATTTTGGAAATACATTGTTGGGGTGTTACGCTTTGGTAGTGGATACCCATCATCACTAATCGGGTATTCTGATATGTCGGTAGATAGACCGTTTAAATCTAAAACTGATTCAAATAAATCAATATCGACTTTATTTTCCGCTAAGTAGATATATTCGTTAAATTTAATTAATCCTAATGGTGTACCAATAAATTTAAATAAAAACTCAACACCTTTTCTAGTACCCTTTGATTTCCAAATCCATGGGGAGTTTAATATTAATCTTCTCCAAAGTTCAACATCAGCTTCCACGGCTGTATATCCAACATCATACCCATCGTATGTTGATTTGCTTGGTTGGATATAACTCTTGAGTAAGTTGTTTTCAAGAACAGATGAGATTAAGTCCCAACCTAAAACCCTAGCTAGATTTTTAATGTATATATCTGGTATATTATTTAATTTATTATAGCTAACAACATTTGCAAACTGAATACCTAAAATATATTTATTTATTTCGTCATACTCAGCGCCATAAATCATTAATGTTTTATTCATTTTTTGGTCTGACGTATCTTGGTCTTGTGGACTTAAATGAACAGCAGTTGTATCGAAATCGGTAATTGATTCTGTTACCAAAAATCTAACCATAAGATTACTAGTTGTTAAGTCGTAATTTGTGGTTATATCTAATAGTCTATTTGCAAATGTTTCATACTCATCGGTATCAAAATCAATATTGTAACCATCAGTTGTTGGCCATGTTAATGTGTCGGTAATATATATAATTGCTCCGCTATCAGACTTTTCAGTAAATTTAAATGTCGAAGTAAATCTCGGTTGTGAAAAACGATTAAGGATATAATACTCAAAATCTGGTAATGAATTATAAAATAAATTTTCTTTTACCGAATTAGGTTTAATATAGTATGTTAAATAATCGTTTGTAGAACCAGAAAAAACATCACCCTTAACCTTGAAGTGCATGTAATCGTTAACTGTTGCTGTTGAACCTGTAAAACCTAAGATAGTATATTCAATATTATTAACAAAAATAACATATGATTCATAATTTAAATTTAGGTTTTTTTCGTTATTAACTTGTGCGCCGACATTAATGTTTAATATGTTAATACCAAATCTATTGGTAACAACGTTTGTGCTAATTTTAAATGTTGATTCGTTTGTTAACGTATTAAATGTATAATCTTCAAATGTATATCCACTTTGAGTAATATATACTGGTGCCAAAGCATATATAGGTGTTACATACAATGCGGCTGGCCAGTTTGTGATTATATTTTCAAGTGATACTCTTGTAAATTCTTTTAAGGAACCAAACAATGAATAATATATCATGTTTGATTTATCTAGATTTAAAAATACCCCATCATTATTTTTTAAAAGACTAAATGCGTTCTGAAGGGTTAAATCTAAATCAGTAAGCGTAACAAAATTTGAAAAACGGTTGGTGACAAACCTTTTATCTTTTTTTGGGTCAAAGTTTGTTGTAACAGCAAAATTACCCATTGTAAACAATGGAGTACCACCATCACTAGCTAGTTGTACCCCAACCAAATCTGGTGAGAAGTTTCTATACTCAATTTGGTCATTATAAAATGTTTTTTGGGTATATCCAGCAACCTTTATTCGATTATTACTCATTTTTAAACTGTTGTTACCGTGTTAAAATTCTTTGAAAAATCAATGTTATTTCTTTGTTCCCTAACTTCAAACAATGGTTTACCACTAAACTTATCTTTAATTTCGTATAGGTCATATTGTTTGTAAATTTGATTGTTAAAGTTGTAAATTGTATAAATTCCGTCATCAAGTGACTTACTTTGATTACCAAATAATGCGTAGGCCAATGTCTCAACATCATGTTCCACCATTTCGACCTCAACCATAATCGGATTAAAAAAAGTGTTTGTAATTATTACTTCTTGGTTAGGGTTTCCAATAAATGGAAACGTATTTGGTTGAACATTTGATGCTGAGTTCGGTGAGACCGTACAAAAAACAAGTGTTGAATTATCATTAAAGCGATACCTTATTGCTTTTTGATTTGAATTTGTAAGGTTTTGGTTCACTGGTTCAGCTCTATTATTCGATGTAATAACCCTGAAGATATTTGGAATTTTGGCATTTGGTAATGTTGGGTCCAAAAATTCCATTCTGTAACCAATTAAACTGTTGTTCTCAAAACGATTTACGAATTCGGCTGGTATTGTTGCTAAATCAAATAAAACACCTTTTATGTCTGGATATGCAGAAAGCACACCAACATCTACAATTTTAGTCCTTATTTCGGCTGGTTTGATTATTATCGTGTAAATTCCCTTTGCTGAAAAAATACCTACTGGTAATTTAAGGGTATATAAGCCACCAAATAATTCAAAACCACTAATATTTGATTGGGTTCTGTTTGGATTGTTCAATTTAATCAAAATATCGGATGGATTTGATAATTTAATCAAATCTGTGTTTAGTTTGTCTCTAGATGGTGTGTAAGTGTAAAAAATTTCTACATCATCTGGTGATACATCTGACGGTCTTACGATACCATAAACGCCTGTTGCCATATTATTTGTTTTTTCTTTTTAATTAGCTATTTTTACCCCTTATTTGTATTTTACCCCAAATATGTTAAAAGTAAAAAGATTTTATTAGTATTTTGTTACGTTAAAGTAATTCTTTCCATATCTCTGTAGTTCTTCTAGATTTCT